AAGAATTAAAAATTATCATTCAGGCGATAGAATGTTTTATTGACCCTAAAAAACCTCGATGGGCAAAAGATGAAGCGATGGATGTTGATATTATTTTGCTTTTAAATAAAGTCAAAGATAAATTTTACCCATAAAGGGGAGTAGCTCAGCCGGTTAGAGCAATGTTCTTATAAGGCATAGGTCCTGGGTTCGAGCCCCAGCTCCCCTACCATAAAAAAATAAATACATTTATATTAATTATTGGGGGTAGGATGAATGCCACAACACAAACATTTATTAGTTCGAGCCGAAGTTAACAAACCAATTAAAGAAGAAAAGGTATTAAAAAAATGGCTTAAAGATTTAGTTAAAATAATTGAAATGAAAATTATTAAAGGGCCATTTGCTAGTTATGTAGAGGTACCAGGTAATAAGGGTATAACAGGTGTTGTAATGATAGAAACATCACATATTGCAATTCATATATGGGACGAACCTGATCCAGCATTAGTACAACTTGATGTATATTCTTGTGCTAACTTTTCAACTCACGAAGTTATAATGCATACAGCAATAATGGAACCAACAAAAATAGAACATTTATTTATAGATAGAGATAAGAAATTTGATATTGGTAATATAAATAAATGGTCAGGATTAAGATTGGTTTAACCGCTACTCCGATACTGTAGCGGTCGTTGGTTCGAGGATAATTTTGTCTGCTATACTTTGCATTGTTTGTACCGGCATTTTAGTCCTTATCTAAAGAATCTATTGACTTATCCAATTTACTAACAATTTTCTTTTCCAAGTGTGGTAATAATCTGATACCAGCATACCCAATAAAAAATGCAATAGCAAGTGCGGTATAAGGTCCGAATTCAAATTGCTCCATTAAAGCCGGAATAAAAAATTCGGCTGCGATCCAGCCTGTGACAGCGGCGAGTACTAAATTTTTGGCTTCTTTGGCCCATCCAAGCCAAGTATGGACTAGTCCATTAGTCAATCCTCCCATCGTTGATGCAAAAACACAACACCATTTGGCGCCGAAAATTGCTAACATTGTTTCCATAATATAACTCCTTCTTATTATCCTAATATTTATAGGTTTTTTTGTGTCAATTATATACTATTTTTACTTTTTTGGTTGACATTATTGTTATAGATAGTATAATATATGTACTATGAAAATATTTTTAATCATTATTTTAGCATTTATGGCAGGGTATGCATTCAGTTTTGTTAGTGCTGAATGGTATTATTTTTTTAATAGTAACTTTATTCATCTTTGTAGGTGGGCAGAATTACCAGATATAATTTGGATTTGGATGGATGAATGGATTTTTTTTGGAGCGTTATAATATGTGTAGATTGAGATTATTTTTTGAGTGTTCCGATGGAACAATGGGATTCGCCGAACACGTTATGCGATACCAAGATGACATTGTTGGATTTATCAAACATTGGAAAACTGGTGGTCGAATGGTGATCACAGAACATATAGATTTGGTATAAAATATGAGACCAATATGTTGTAGTTATGGATGCGAAAAACCAGTAGCATGTATTGATGGAAAGATTGATGATGAAGCACCAAGATGGAGGCCTGTATGCGGACATTGTCAAACCGCAAATTATGGTAAACATCCTCATGCAAAAGGAGTTACACCATTTAATGATGGAACTTGTAATAATAAAGATGGCCACTTAGGATTTAATTGTTGGACTGATTTTGTTAGTATGCCAAAGGACTATAAAGGCAAAACACAGATTGATCATATCGATGGTAATCCTAATCATAATGATCTTTCTAATCTAGATGAACTTTGCCAATCTTGTCATTCTTATAAAGGACAACGAAATGGCGATCATAATGGTTGGAAGGGATCTTCCCGTAGATTTAATAAATAAAAGTTGAAAGGGTATTAAATGGCTACTAAATCAAACTTACTTAAAAAAGTACCGAAGAAAAAAAAACGTATATCACATATTACTGTTGATGAACAGTATACAGGACCTGAACCTGAGTTTGCTGAGGGGGAAGAAATTATCGAAAAACAGGTGCGTGATGGATTTAATTATTACACTTACCATAGAAATGTCAAAGATGCCAAAAAATACATCGCAGAATATCTAGTTGATTGCAATCGTATCGATGAAGCAAAACAAGTTAGAGCTTGTCCGGAGATTTTTATTATTCCTACATATGGATGGCTTGCTCGTATGTCTACCCGTGGTGCTAAGTTTAATGTTGAAATGGATGTTATTGAACGATTAGACAAACATGTTGAATATATTTGCAAGCAAGGTAGTATTAAAAAAGAAACAACTAGTGTAAAACAAGAACAACGAGCCCAAGGTCCGACTATTCAAGATAGAATTAAAGACCAATCCGACGAAATGGACAGCCAATTTGTTCAATGGACTGATATGTATGTTGAGAATACAAACTTGTTTAATCCTGCTATTATTGATCCTTATGGATATTTACAAAGTTGTAATTGTACTCAAGCCCATGCACGACGCATTAAAAAAGATTGGGAGATAGAACTTGAAGAATTTAAAGAAGCCCTTAAAGGAACCGACGACGAACTTAAAGAAGCATATTCACATTTGCTAAAAAATAAGCGAATGGAAGGGTTAATTGAACTTATAAATAGATTCATTGATGCGTGTGATGTTATTGTTGGAGAATCAAAAGCAACACGGAAACAACGTAAAAAGAAACCAGTAAGTGTTGAAAAACAAATTGCTAAACTCAAATATAAACAAACAGATGCAACTCTTGGAATTACTAGCGTCAATCCTACTAATATTATTGGTGCTACTATGGCAATTATATACCAGTGTAAATATCGTAAATTGGGTGTTTATGTAGCAGACGATGATCGTGGCTTTAAGATTAAAGGCACAACACTTCTTAATTTCAGCGATGCAAATTCAACTAAAAAGACCCTCCGGAAGCCTAAAGAGCAATTAAATTTTGCTAAAAAGGCAACAAAACATAAGTTCGGTAAATGGTTTGAATCGGAAATCAAAACAACCGAAACCAAACTTACTGGTCGTATATCCGACGATACAGTTATCCTACAAACTTTCAAGTAACATAACCGGTTTCCGAATAAATACTATACGGAGACATGCGTTATGGCCGCAAGAGATACTTTAACAAGAGAAATAGAACTTCGCTTAGGCGGAGGAATGGTAGATGTTGAGCTAGATCCTGATCATTATAATCTAGCAATTACTAAAAGCCTAGAAAAATATCGACAGCGGAGTTCTCAAAGTACAGAAGAATCGTTTGTTTTGATGGAACTTAAAATAGATGTATCCGAATATACATTACCCGACGAGGTTATTGAAGTAAGAGATATTTATAGACGAGTAACAGGATCACATAGTTCATCTGGTAATGATATAGAACCATTTGAAGCGGCGTATTTAAATACCTATCTATTACATTCAGGAAGGGCAGGCGGATTAGCAACATTTGAAGCATACGCCGAACATAGAGAACATTTAGGTAAAATGTTTGGTTCAGAAATCATGTTTGATTATCGCCCCCAAAGTAAAAAATTACGTGTTCACAGACGTATAAAAGCAGATACAGATGTTGTTCTTCATGTTTATAATTATAGACTTGAAGAAAATTTAATTATAGATACATATTCTGGTCCGTGGTTAAAAGACTATTCATTGTGCCAAGCAAAATTAATGTTAAGTGAAGCAAGAAGCAAATTTGGAGCTATTGCTGGACCCCAAGGAGGCACTACATTAAATGGTGACGCCCTGCGTCAGGATGCCATTGCAGAAATAGACAAATTAGAACAAGACTTAACTCTCCACAACGAAGGTAGCGAACCGCTCGGGTTTGTCATAGGTTAACAGACTACTTAACCGGTAAAATTGCCCATTTTTTCGCCTTGCCGATAAATACATAAAAGTTAAAACAAGTTAATTCCATTATTTAAAGGAAAGAATTATGGCAACATTAGTATCACCAGGTGTGGCAGTATCGGTTATAGATGAAAGTTTTTACGGCTCGGCAGGCGCAGGAACAGTTCCACTTATTATCGTTGCATCCTCACAAGATAAAGCAGATGGCACAGATTCGACCGCAACAGCAGGATATACCACTTCTGCTACAGCAGTTAAACCTCATCTGATTACAAGTCAACGAGAACTGCTTCAACAATATGGTAAACCATATTTTAAATCAGTATCAGGAACAGTTCAACAAGGTTATGAAACAAACGAATATGGTTTGTTAGCGGCTTATTCATATTTAGGTGCCGCAAATAGAGCATATGTTATGAGGGCAGATGTTAATACTTCACAATTAGAACCTTCATCAATAGAGCCTACAAGTGCTCCGCCTAACGGTGCTTGGTGGTGGGACTTAGGAAACACCACATTTGGTCTATTTGAATATAAGCAAGTTAGTGTAGAATCAAGTGCATGGGTTGCACAAACAGTTACTATTCCAACTGCAACAGCAACAGATATAACAGCCGGTAATGCTCCGGAAGCCGCATTTGGTAGTAATGGCGATTATGCCTTAGTACCTTATACAAACGCAGGAATTCCTCTTACTGCACCTTCATTTTATAAGAAAGATTCAGGTGCATGGGCAACAGCAGAAACTGGAAATTCAGGTATTACAGCATCATGGGCTAGACCACACTATGATCCACCAGCCGCTCCAAATATAGGCGATGTATGGATTAAGTTAACTACTGCAAATAGCGGTATGAATATTTCTTATAAAGAATACAGTACAACATCAACTGCATGGGCTTCAAGAACAGTAGGCGTATTTGCAAGTGATGCAATGGCATGTATACCTGGTAATATTACCTCTGGCACACAAGCAACGGCTTCAGCGGTAGTTGGAACAGGTAGCAGTGATGGTCTAGAAACAGCCAATATAACTCTTGTTGATGGTGGTTCTGGTTATACTGAAGCACCAACAGTAGTAATAACCCATGCAACTGGTACTTCTGCCGTTGCAACTGCAACAATAGGAACAAATGGTAAAGTAACCGGTATTACTGTTGGTACTGCTGGTACAACCTATACAACAACTGGCCCAACTATTACACTTATTGGCGGCACACAACCTGCGGCAGATTCAGTTTACATTCAAAAAACTTCAGATGCTACAGCAGGCGGTTCAGGTGAAATACAATATAACGGCGGAACAGCCCACGTAGCAGGAACAGAAGAAGCAATAGCATTTTATGTATTTCCAGGGTCAAGTGCAACATCGGCGGCGTTAGGTGCCGCATCAGTGCCAGTTGCATTAAATGCAGACGGAACAACACCAACTGCTGACAAAGTAATTCATGCATCAAGTGCTCCAACCGCAGTAGCAACCGATGGTACTTATTGGTATGATACTACTCTTGCATTAGACATATACAAAAAAGCATCCGGTGCATGGCAAAAACAAGCAGTTTCTAAATATGGAACAACTGTTCCTGCCAGTCCTAGCAATGGAGATGTATGGGTAGACACCAACGATTTGGATAATTATCCTGTTATAAAAGTTTATGATAGTGCAAATGCGATATGGACTACAAAAGATAATACAGATCAATCCACTGCTGACGGAGTAGTTTTTGCAGATTTAACACCAGACACAGGTGTTACAGCAGGACAAAGTCCTACTAATTTTTATAGTGGATATCCAAATCCAGCAATTTATCCAGATGGTATTTTTGCTGTTAATGGAGCAAGAAGTTCGTATCATGTACGAAAATATGATGCAAATGCAACATTATCAACAAGTGTCGCGGCAGCATGGAAATGGGTTACAGCCGCAGGTAATAAAGCAAATGGTGCCGGATTATATGGCAGAAAAAGCCAAAGAAAAGTTGTTACTACAGCAATGCAAGCCGCAGTAGCAGGATGTGTAGCAATAAGAGAAGAGTCGTATACATTCTCAATTATTGCATCTCCAGGTTATCCTGAATTAGCAGATGAAATGAATACATTAGCAACAGATAGAAAAAATACAGCATTTGTTGTTATTGATCCTCCTTTCAGACTTGCAACCTCAGGTGTAGCAAATTGGATGTTAGGTACAAGTACTACAGAAAATGGTGAAGATGGATTAGTAAGTAAAACAGCATATTCTGCTGTATATTATCCTAGTGCATATACTACCGATTTAGATGGTAATACTGTAACATGCCCAGCATCACATATTGCATTAAGAACATTTGCATATAATGATGATATTGCGTATCCGTGGTTTGCTCCGGCAGGCTTAACACGTGGTGTCATTGCTAATGCTACCAATATTGGTTACTTAGATTCAGAAGATGAATTTGTTCCAGTAGCATTAAGTGGTGGTGACCGAGATACATTGTATCAAAATAAAGTAAACCCATTAGCAAACTTTCCCGGACAAGGAATATTTGTTTATGGACAAAAAACATTAAATCCAACTTCATCGGCATTAGATAGAGTAAACGTAGCAAGATTGATTGTTTACTTAAGAGAACGGTTAGATGTATTAGCAAGACCGTTTGTGTTCGAACCAAATGACGAACTTACAAGAGCCAATGCAAAAGATGCTGTTGAAAGATTCTTAGCAGACATTTTAGCAAAACGAGGTTTATATGATTTTGCAGTTGTTTGTGATAGCTCAAACAATACTCCTGCAAGAATTGATAAAAATGAAATGTATATTGATGTAGCAATTGAACCGACTAAAGCGGCAGAATTTATATACATTCCGATACGGGTTGTTAACACAGGCGACCTTTCAGCAACAAGCTGATTTCTACCTCCTTAAAGGGCCATTAACTTTGATGGCCCTTTTTTCCTTAGTTAAAAAATCTAGACAATATGATAAATAATATTAAGCTCAAAAACACTTTAGGAGTAGTCGATGGCTAATTTAAATAAGTTTGGTGTACCGCTTTCTGGTAACACAAGTGCAGTTTTGATGC